AGTGCAGCGTGCTTCAGACACGTCGCAACCTCAGAGCCCACGCAGCAGCTGCGTCACGGACCAGGGAACGCATGGCCTTCTTCACTTCCGGCTCGGCATCCACGTCGGCCTCGACGGCGGCAGCCTGCTCTGCCAGCCACGCTTCGTAGGACCGCCGGGACACCACCGCAGTCGTAGCACTGCCGTAGGCCGGCACGTTCACTGGGCCGACTTCGTACAGGCCCGAAGCCTCCACGATCTCGCGGATGGCCTTGCCTGATTCGTCGGTCGTGTAGCGTTCCCCACGCTGGCTCACGGTGAACGCGAAGGAGCTGCCAGTGAGCAGGCGAGCACGCACCAGGGCCAGAACGTCACGGCCCGCCGAGGTATCCGGCGGCTCCACGACATACGAAATGCCACGATCGTCAGCGATGATCTCGAGCGTGCCAGCCGACTCCCGGCCCAGCAGCATGTCGCTGTTGTGGTTGTAGTAGCTCAGGATCTCGCCCTTGCCCCGCTGGCGGCTCAGCACCTTATCAAATGCACCGGGCAGGATTCGCTCCCGAAAGCCACCGAGGTCAAGTGAAAGCCGGTTGTATGGCACCGCCAGCCCACGGATCGCCTCGCGTCCGCTGGAGCGCGTCTCAATCTGCAGCTCGCACTCTGGTGCCTCGTCTACGGTCAGGCAGCGGCGTTCAATTTCCATTGGTCTGGCCCTCCTGCTCGGCCTGGTCTTCTGTGTCGTCTTCGGGCAAATCCTCTACTTCCGCGACGGGCGCGGGCATCGGCTCCGGTGCGGGCGGCTCTTGGCCCATCTTGTCGAGCGTTGTCATGTTCAGCTGTACGAAATGCTTGTCACCCTCTGGCCCGATCGGGTTCAGGTTCTCAAGCTCGCGGATTTCGTTCACAGTCATCCAGCCGTTTTGCAAAGCGGAGACGTAGTAGGCCGAGCGTGCGGCGTGATCGGCCCGAAGAATCCCGCTCACCGCGTGCTCGGCAAAATACTTCTCGTCGTCAACGATCAGGTCGCGGGCGATTGCCGCCTCCCACCGCTTCAGGTGCGGCAGCAGGCAGTGCTGGAGAAATTCAACCGACTGCGTTTCGATATTTGAAAAACTCGACCGCGACAGATCCTGAATCAGATGGGGCGGCACTCTGAAGATTCGGCAGCACTCGATCACGGCGAACTGCCGGCTCTCAAGCATCTGGGCACTCTCGTTGCTCCCGCTGAGCTCTTTGGCGGAAACGCCCGCAGGGAGGACGGCCGTTCGGAAAGCCCTGTCGCTGCCCCTGTGCATGCGCTCCCAGCTCTCACGTAGACGCTCGGCAGCGTCTACGGGAATCGGGTTGCTGCTTTCCAAGATCACGCCCGGACGGGCACCGTTACCGAAGTACGTGGCAGCGTGCGTCTCAAGCGCCTGCGAAAGGCCGATCACGTTCTGGAACAGCTTGTACGTGGGAATCGGGCGAATCCCGTCTTCGGTCGTGAACCGAAGGGCGAAGATTTGATCCTGGCTGTAGATCGTCTGCTTGCCGCTGGGCTCGCGGTACTTGTAACGCAGCGTGCCGTCCTCAAGCCGCTCGGCCTCCATGCGGCTGGAGTGCAGCGGCCACAGCTCAGAGACGGCACCACGGGCACCAGGCCGGATCTCGGCGTAGCTCGCACCGTAGTGCAGATACATGCCCGTCATCCAATCGCGGAACTCTTGGGCCGTCTGCCACGGGTTGGGTTGCTGGTGCAGGAGCCGATAGACGGGATGAGCGGTAGCCTTCGCCTTGCCGCCGTTCGCCATCCGCTCATAGACGTGCAGCGGCAGGGCTGATACCGCATCCGATATGACCCGGATGCAGGCCGTGTAGGCCGAGCATGCCATCGAGTTGTCGGCCGTGACGCGAATGCCGGCTGGCGTGCGGGTGCCGCTGGACTCGGTCCAGTCGATGCCACGCAGATCAAACATCTTGAAGTCGGCGGCGGCGTTTTCACTCATAGCGTCATGATGTCCCAGGATTGTTCTGGCGGCGGTGCCGTTGCTGTGGCGTGCAGGCCCAGGCCCATGACGAGAGCCACTATGCCGTCGATCCGCTCGGTGCTTTTAGCCTTGCTGCATTTCATGTTGCCCTGGTGGTCGGTCTGCACCGCCACGTTGGCGGCCATCCAACTCAACACCGGGTGATTGCCGTGCCGTATCCGCTCCGACAGCACGAGCGTCTCGAGCTGGCGGCAAGGGCTCGTCATGCTGGCAAACCCTTGCCCGTACCCTGCCACATTTAACCCATCGCCTTGCAGTTGCGTGGCCAGTTGCGTGGCGTTCCAGCGGTCAATTCCGATCTGCCGGATGTTGTATTGCTTGGCTAGTTCGTTGATGTCTCGCCTGATTACGTCGTAGTCAGTGACGTTTCCATCCGTGGCACGGATAAAGCCGTCACGAATCCAGCCGACGTAGTCCACTTTGTCCCGCAGCGTCCGCTCGGCTGCGTGTACCTCTGGCACCCAGAAGAACGGCAGCACGTCGAAGGTGCCGTCGCTGGACTGGCTCACGAGCACAAGCGCCGACAGATCGGTGGTGCTGGCGAGGTCGAGCCCGGCAAACCACTCCCGCTTCTCTAGGTCAGAGTCGATCGGGTTGCCGCACTTGGCCCATGCGTCTGGGGCAATCCACCGCGTGTCCTGAGTGGTCCAGACATTGAGCCTGTATCGCAAAAAGGCGTTTAGCTTGCTGGGCGACTGATCCGCTTCGCGGGCGTCGGCAGCGAAAGACTCCTCGGTGATCGTCTGGCCTAGAGACGGGTTCGCCTTGTGCCACGTCTTTGGGTCTTTCCAATCGTCTTCCGGCGAGGCGGCATAGATGCAGCCAAAGAAGGCCGGGTCCACTGCCGGATCGGCTATGCAACGCTCTGCGTACTGGTGCTGCTCCCAGCAGATGCTCTTGCGGTCGAAGCCCGCCGTGGTGATCGATAACAGGAGCGGTGATCGTCTGGCAGCGCCGCCGTACCTTAGTGCGTCCCACAGGCGACGATCTCTTTGAGCGTGCAGGCTTGTCCGGGTTGAGCCCCTCGAGCCGAAGCCCGAGGGGCTCAACCCAGTTCGTCGAACAGGAGGGCGTGAATATTTAGCCCTTCCGCTCTGAAGGCGTCGGCAGAAAGTACCCTGTAGAACGAATTGCTCGCTTTATGCACGATCGTCTTGCGGCTGTCGATCACCTCGAGGTGGCGAGACAACGCAGGCGAGGCCCGCACCATTGAGGCCGCTTCGCGGTAGATGATGCCGGCCTGCTCACGATCACAGGCTGCGCCGTAGACTTCCGCCCCTGGCTCGGAGTCGAAAGCGGTCATATACAAAGCGATGCCCGCAAGCGTGGTCGATTTTCCTTGCTTCTTCGGCAGCTCGATGTACCCGACGCGATGCTGCCGCGTGCCGTCAGGGTTCAGCCGGCCGAACAGCTCACGCATGACGTGGTGCTGCCACGGCAACAGCGTGAACGGCTTGCCGGCGTTCTGGCCTTTGCTGTGCCGCAGCACCTTCTCGAAGAAGGCCACGACGCGCTCGTACTTCGCCTGGCCCTCGGGCGTCAGCTCACGCGCCGTGGACGCGGAAGAAGTCTTCGACTTCGTCGCTGGGCTTTTCTTCTTTGCCACCTAGGCGTGCCCTTGATGTCGGCGTCAATCCAAACTCGCCCATTAGCGAAGCCTGAAGGCTCACTAATCCACGATATAGCGGGCCTGCCGGGTTGGGTTTCACACCGCCCAGGTCGGTCCTCATCACCGGGCCGGTCGCCCGCAACTCCAACAGGCACGCCTGCGTGGCAGCGTACACCTCGCACAAAGTGGCAAGGGCCTCGCCATCAGCCGTGGTCAGCGTGCCCAGCTGCATCAGGATCGGCACGAGCTCGGTCCACTTCTCAACCGCCAGCGGCTCGACCATCAGACGCTTCGGCATCGGCGGCGCGCCGGGCGGAGCGGGCAGGTCGGGGCGGATCTTCCGCTTGCCAGGGTTGCCGTCCATCAGCTTTTGTGCTGCGGTCTTTGGTTTTCGGCCACTGGTCATCGCGGAGCCTCAAAAACGCTGCGGGATTTTGCGGCCGCGCGTATAGCTG